GAGGTAAGAAAGTATCAAGTTCACCGGCTACCGGCAAAGAACAAAAACTTCTAGGTTACGAAAAAGAATCATTACAGAAAACTGGACAAGAGTTAGCTAAAGAAGAATTTAATGCTCCAGTAATTTCTGCACCACTTAAAAAAACTAAACCACTCCATATGGGTGATGATCAAGCACCTATATTTGGATCTTCTACTTATGACTGGGTAATGAAAAAAGGAAGAGGAGAGTTCTCTGCTGATGAATGGTTAGACCATTTAACTTCTACAAGGAAAGTAAACTTTAAAATATTTGGAAAACCTGCAACTAAAACTGAAAGAGGACCCAAGCAATTCAAATACGACAGTGGCCCATTCGCAGGTAAAGAAGTAACAATTAATAAGGAAGAACTTTTTGATTCCAACCTAGCTAGTTTTAATGAAGCGGGAGATCTAACAGGTGGATTATTGTATGCTGCCAAAAAGTTTGGATTGAAATTAGATGCAAATACTTTAGGCAGTATGATTAAATTAAATCCTGTAAACAGATTACAACCGGTAGAACTTGGAATACCTAAAGGGGCTATCGAAAAATTAAAAACTAAAGCACCTGTTATTCAAAAACAAATAGATAGTATCAAAGAGAATTTTAGACAAAGAAAATTATTTGCACTTGAGGATGAAATGACTGCTGCACAATATCAATCGAGATTACTTACAACAAGAACAGATGCAAACTCTTTTAAACAAGCAAGTAAAAATATTACCGATAGTTTGAATAGAATTAAACAATCTCAGAATTTAAATGCAGATGAAAAGAGAATGATTAATCAATTGATTGGTGAAGTAGATGATGTTGCAAAACCTTTTGCAGATAAAACTATAGCGACACGATATAAAGGTGAAAGAAGTTATACACTTGAAGGTGGTGATGATTACCGAGAAACAGTTTGGAGATTGAATGAAGATATTCCTGGTAACTCAAGTCCTAGAAAAACATTTGGTCACTTTGACGGTGTCAATGAAAACATGGTCTATCACGTAAGATACGATACACGATATACTCCAGATGGTAAAAAGGTTTTCTTAATTCACGAAATACAATCTGATGCTAACCAAAAGGTTGCAAAAGCTTTAACCAAAACTGAACAACTCTCTGGAGAGAGAAGAATTAATCCATTTCAAAAAGATATTGAACTAAACTTATTATCTCAAAATAGATCTAAGATGTTAAAAGACATGGACGAGGCTATTGAACTTGGACAAACTAATAAAGCAAATGCAATTGCAAATGATTTAAAAGACATAAACGATAAAATTAGGATGACTTATACAAAACCTTCTTCTTATGGTTCTTCAGAAAAATTTGATTACTTTCCGTTGGTCGAGGCTGATGCTTATGGAGACCATGCTCTTAAATACTTATTGAATAAAGCTGCTAAAGAGAACGTGGATTATGTAGCCGTTGCCCCGTTTAACAAATTAAGTTACCGGCAAGGATACAAAAAGGGTAATGAACGATTTTATGGTTATGCAAGTGGTAAAGGAATTGATGCAAAAGGAAAAGCAGTCATGCCTGAGATCATGAAGAAGACTGCAAGATTTTATAATTCTAAAGCAGGGCCAGCGAAGATTTCTTTATCAGATCCTAAAAAACCATATAAACAAATTGAAACCGATCGATTCAAATACCCTGAGAATCATAAATTATCAAACAAAGAAATTACCAATAAATATCACATGGATGCAGCAGAATCTCCTGCAGACGGTTACACATTCGTAGATCCTTCAGATCCGAACTTGTATTTTGATGCATTTGCGATTAAGGTGTCCCCACTTATGAGACAAACTTTAAAAACCTATCGTAAGGAAGGTGGATTAGTAGTAGATATATTTAAACCAATAAGGTAGTATAAGATATGGCTGTAGAAAAGAACAACGAAGAAATCACTTTAGAAGATAAAATTGAGGAAACAATCGAAGAGCAACCAGAGGGTTTACCTGAGGTAGAAGTCGAGGGTGAAGAAACGGTTGAAGAAAGACCTCAAGATGATTTCAATGCGAATTTAGCAGAGTCAATGGATGAGCGAACGCTCAAACAAATGGCTTCTGAACTCATCGATGAATACAAAAAAGATAAGCTATCCAGAAAAGAATGGGAAGACGCATATATTAAAGGTTTAGATTTATTAGGCACCAAGTATCAAGAAGTAACCAAACCATTCAAAGGAGCTTCCGGTGTCACGCATCCTTTACTCGCTGAATCAGTAACACAATTCCAAGCACAAGCTTACAAAGAACTCGTGCCATCTGATGGTCCTGTACGAACACAGGTTATTGGCTTACAGACACCGGCTACCGAACAACAAGCAGATCGAGTTAAAGATTATATGAATTATCTTCTAATGGAGGAGATGGAAGATTATACAACGGACATGGATCAGATGTTATTTTATCTACCATTATCCGGATCGACTTTTAAAAAAGTTTATTACGATGCATTACTCGATAGACCTGTATCTAAGTTTGTACCTGCTGAAGATTTAGTTGTACCTTACTTTGCATCAGATTTAAAAGATTGTGAGAGAATTACTCATGTTATTAAGATGACACAAAACGAAGTCATTAAAAAACAAGCTGCAGGATTTTATAGAGACATTGAATTAATTGAATCGAATTCAGAGCCAGATGATGTTCAGAAAAAATTAAATCAATTAGAAGGAATTAAAAGAACAGGTGATGATTATTTGCATAATATTTTAGAAATGCATGTAGATTTAAACTTAGATGATTACGAAAACTTTGATGACAAAGCTAAGAAAATAAAAATTCCATATTTAGTAACTATTGATGAAGGATCGGGAGAGATTTTATCTATTTACAGAAATTACAAACCAAATGATATTACGTATTCAAGAACAGAATATTTTGTTCACTACAAATTTTTACCAGGATTAGGTTTTTATGGTTTTGGTTTAACTCATATGATTGGTGGATTATCACAAGCTGCAACTCAATCACTAAGACAATTGATTGATGCAGGAACTTTAAAAAATTTACCTGCAGGATTTAAGTCTAGAGGTATTAGAGTTAGAGATGATGATCAACCTATTCAACCAGGAGAGTTTAGAGATGTGGATGCGCCTGGTGGAAACATTAGAGATCAGTTTTTTAATCTTCCATTTACAGAGCCAAGTGTTACTTTATACAATCTTTTAGGTTTTGTAGTACAAGCAGGACAAAAATTTGCTGCAATCACAGATTCAAACATTGGTAATGACGTTCAAAACAGAGCTGTAGGGACAACTGTTGCTCTAATGGAAAGAGGATCACGAGTAATGAGTGGTGTTCACAAGCGATGTTACTATGCAATGCGATTAGAATTTAAAATTTTAGCAAGAATTTGTGGTGAATCACTTCCACCTGAGTATCCATATGATGTTTACGGTGGCCCTAGACAAATTAAAGCTGCAGATTTTGATAACAGAGTCGATATTTTACCAGTTGCAGACCCAAATATTATGTCTATGGCACAAAGAGTGACACTTGCACAGACACAATTACAAATTGCACAGTCAAATCCACAAATGCACAACCTTCATGAAGCGTATAGACGTGTTTATGAAGCGTTAGGCACTAAACAAATAGAGGCAATTCTTAAACCACCACCAAAACAACCCGAACCACAGGATCCTGCTAAAGAAAATGCACGTGCATTACAGATGAAATTACTTACAGCGTTTGAATTTCAAGATCATGACGCTCATTTAGCTGCACACATGGCATTTATGCAATCTAGAATGGTTCAAATTAATCCACAGGTGTATGCGTTACTACAATCGCACATTTCAGACCACGTTTCATTCAAAGCGAAAGGTGAAGTGAAGCAAATGTTGATGGAAAATCCAGAAATGGCTGCGATGGCACAACAAGATCCACAACAATTTGAAATAATGTACGAAGCTGAAGTTGCAAAAGTTGCTGCACGTATCACTCAAGAACTAGTTCAAGGTGAAATGCAGGCGAATGCAGGTAAACAAGACCCATTAGTTAAAATTAAACAACAAGAAGTTGATTTAAGAGCTATGGATCTTCAAAGAAAAGCTGAGGAAACAAGATTTAAGGCTGAACAAGAGCAAATGAAAGAAGCAGCGCGTTTAGATTTTGAATATAATAGACTTGCACAACAAGATCAGCAATCTGATGACAGATTAGACATTGCAAGAGAGAAATTAAAGCAAAAATGAGGAAAGGATTAAGTGGAGGAAAAAAATATGGGCCACCACCTAAGAAAGGACCCAATCCACAAGGAATCAAACTCAAAGATGCAAAAAAACTCTTACGAAAAACTCTCAAAAAAAAGTAAAATTATTTGGCTATCAGGTTTATTTGATGGCGAAGGTAGTTTTGGTATTTGGTCTAAAGGTGTAGGTAAAAAAAGATCATTTGCAGCAACGATTGAGATGTCTGATGAAGACATTATTAAAAGATTTCAAGATATGTTCGGTGGCGCTGTTTGGAAGACCAAGAAAAAACAAGAACGATTTAAACAATTATGGAGATGGCGTTGCGTAGGCGATAGGGCTTACGATTGTATCGATAAAATGATAGAATATATGGGTACAAGAAGACAGGAGAAATACTATGTGGTTAAAAGCGATATCTTTAGCCGTTAAAGCCGGTTCTCACATTTATCAGAACCGTCAGAAGACAAAGATGTTAATGTCTGATGCACAAATGATGCATGCGGAAAAAATGGCTCGTGGTGAAAGCGAATACCAAGGTAAACTTCTTGAGGCAAGACAATCGGACTGGAAAGACGAATTTATTTTATTATTGCTCTCAGCTCCAATTGTACTTTTAGCGTGGGCAGTATTTTCGGATGATCCAACTGCTATGGATAAGATGCAATTGTTCTTTGAATATTTTTCACAACTTCCATTTTGGTATCAAACAATTTTTGTTGGTGTGATAGCCAGCGTTTACGGACTTAAAGCAACAGATTTAATTAAGAGGAAATAATGCCATTAAATAAAAAAGGTAAAAAAATTAAAAGAGCTATGGTCAAACAGTACGGTAAGAAAAAAGGTGAATCCGTTTTTTATGCTATGGAAAATTCTGGTAAACTTAAAAAAGTTTTAAAAGCTAAAGGCGGTATGGATGCTTCTCAAGCTGATTTTGGAGGAGGATCAACAACTTCAGGGGGAAATGGAAGAGATCCTTCTAAACAATATACAGGTAAAAAAACAAATTTAAGTCCTAAAGCAAGACAAGCATTACAAGATCAAAGAACTAGAGCAAGAGGAAGAATAAGTCCATCAACAACCCCTACGGGTAAGGCTATTGCAGCAGGTTTAGGAATTGTAACTGGTATGCCTTTTTTAGGCTATCAAGTAGGTAAAAGAATGGTTGATAAATCATCTATGGCTTTTGGTGTTCCTAAATCTACAAAAACAAAACAAACCACAGTTGATACCTCAAGAGACATTAATGACAGAGGAGATAATATAACAGTTAAAAAATCTCCAATAATTTCTGGCCCAGTTAAAACTTTAGATCCTGTTGAAACAAAACCTTTAGTATCACCAAGTGGTGCTTTTAATTATAGTGTTGGTTTTAAAAGGGGTGGGATTCTTAAACAAGGTAAACCAAAACTAGCAAAGAAGGGTTGGAAGTAATGACTAAACTATGTGCTAGAGGCAAAGCGGCCGCTAAAAGAAAATTTAAAGTATATCCATC